TTAAGTATATGCTTAGGAGATCAAATGGAGAAGAGAAATCTATATATACACCGTGGCCAAAATTTAATGATGCTACTACTGATGGTTTAGAATGGAACACTCTAACAGTTATTGGTGGTAGACCTGGTTCAGGTAAGACTCTTATTAAAGATCAGATAATTAGGGAAGCATTTACATTAAATCCTAATGATGATTTTAGAGTATTAGAATTTCAGTTTGAGATGGTGGGTAGAACCTCAGCATTAAGACAATTTTCATCACATACTGGTAAAACATATAAAGAATTATGTAGTGCAGGCCATCAACTTACACAAGATGTTCTTAACACATGTCATGAGTACGCTAAAGAAAGAGTTAAATACCCAGTAGATATTATATCTACACCAATGACTGTAAATCAAATGCGTGAACAAGTTGATATGTATATGAATTTGCATAAAGGGAAAAAAACTATAATTACTTTAGATCACACTATGCTTGTAAAGAGAGCTCCTTATCAAAATAACAGTTTAGATATGTTGTTTGAGTTAGGTGAGTTTTTTACACAAACAAAACGTGATTATCCAGTTATGTTTATTGCATTATCACAATTAAATAGAAACATTGACAATCCAGAACGTGCACAACAAGGTAAGTATGGAAACTTTATTCTTGAATCAGATATATTTGGCTCTGATGCTATGTTACAACATGCTGATACTTTAATAGGTATTAACAGACCGGCAAAGCAAAAGATTAGGCTTTATGGCCCAGATAGATATATCATAGAAGATGATAGAACTTTAGTATTACACTTTCTTAAAGCACGTAATGGTGACACCAGAATGAGTTTCTTTAAAGCAATGTTTGAAAAAATGGAAATTGCAGAAATGGATACTCCTTCACAAGAAGAACGTAGATGATAACAACAAAAATATTAGAATTTAAAACTTTAAAAATGACTCCAGAAGAACGCAAAAAAAAAGTTGCAGTATTGAGAGAGCTGCATGAAGACTACTTTCAAACAGAAGGTATAATTAGCGCAGCATATATTCCTAAGATGGCTTACAGGCCCTCTGGTAAGGATGAACTACATGTAAGTTTCTTTCCAAGTGAGCTTGAAAGAAATAAAGATATTTATACAGAATTTGTAAGTATAGATTATGATTCAGAAGATCCAAAAAGAACATTGTATTTACATAAATATAATCCGCATTGGAAAAGTGAATATGAAATGATTGAGTCTAATAGCGGATTTCAAAGACATATTATTCCTGCATCAGAACTAAAAGTAGTTAGTGATGTTACAGCAAATCAAAATAAAAATGATATTTTTACACTTGAAGAAATTTCAGATCTCCCTAATCCGGATGAAACTTATTCTTTTAGAGGTTTAGTAGAAGTGTTGCAAAGGATAGCTAAAAGTATAGAGAAAATAGAAACCAAAATTAAATAAGTAAGTATGGCAAACAGTGTGTTAGTTATAGCTGAGTCTGGCTCAGGTAAATCAACAGCAATTAGGACATTAGATCCTAAAGAAACAGCAATTATTAATATTGCAAACAAACCATTACCTTTTAGGGGATGGAAGAGTAATTATACAGTTTTAGATAAATCCAATCCAAATGGAAATCTAGTTAACGTATCAAGTGGGCCTGGTGTATATAAAGCCATGCAACACGTAAGTGAAAAAATGCCACACATCAAAGTTTTAGTTGTTGATGATTGGCAATATATGTCAAGCTTTGAGTATTTTGATAAAGCCAATGAAAAAGGCTATGATAAATTTACTCAAATAGCAGCAAATCTTGCTCAGGTTGCAAAACTACCTAAAGATTTAAGAGAAGATTTAACTATCTTTTTCTTAACTCATGCAGAAGAATCAACTGATGTAAATGGTAACCGTAAGGTTAAAGCTAAGACCGTAGGTAAAATGATAGATAATGCCCTTACATTAGAAGGTTTATTTTCAATTGTTTTATTTGGTAAGGTTAGTAAAGAAGATGATGGTACGCTATCTTATGGTTTTGAAACTCAAAACAATGGAGAGAATACTTGTAAATCACCAATGGGTATGTTTGAGGATAGCTTTATCCCTAATGACCTAGCATATGTTAGAGATGCTATATTAGCATATGAATAAATTAAAGCAACAATCATTAATAATTAAAATTTAAAATCAAAGAGTATGTTAAGCACAAGCGGAATGTCAGCCGGAAGCGGCAAAGTTAAACCAGTTATTGATTCAGGAAATCAATTACTTAAAATCAATTCTATTACATTAAATTCACCACCATATGACCAAACGGCATATGATATGGTATTAAACGTAGAGTCTGGCCCAATGGGAGCAGACTTTGAAGGTTTTTTAGTGGATGTTAATAATCCATCAGGACCACGTTACAATGGTCAAGTAGGTAGAGTTAAATTTCAACGTTATGCATTCAACAATGCAACTCTTCCAAGCGGTAGAGAAGTAAAAAGAGATGAAGGTTTGTTAAAAGCTTTAATCAATCTTGCTGAAGTTGTTGGAAAACGTTCAGAAGTAGATGCTATCCAAGCAAACACTATTGAAGATTTTGTAAACAAAGCTAGCACTATTATATGTGATGGTAAATTTTACAATTTCTGTATTGGTGGTAGAGAATGGGAAAACAAAGAAGGTTACACAAACCTTGATATGTTTTTACCAAGATTTACTGCTCAAGCAGTGCCAATGGAAAGTCAAGAAGTTGAAAATAGTAAGTTAATTACTTTTAATGCTTCTGAACATGTTATTGCATTGAAAAATAAACCACAAGCTCAAGCAGTTAACACTTTTGAACCAGTATCTGGTCCAGTAGGTGGAGACTTTGACTTATAATTAATATAAAATGGGAGGCCTACGGGTCTCCCTATTTATTATATGATTAGCACCAAAAATTTAGTTAGTAAAATAGAAGATATTCCAAGTTATTGGATATTCCAACACTATTTAAATCTACAAGAACAGTTAACAGGCCAGGATGTTAAAATTAATTCAATTTTTAACTCTAATGATAAAACGCCAAGTTTCTGTATTTATGTAGACACATCTGTTATGCAGTATAAGTTTAAAGACTTTTCTACTGGAACTAATGGAAGTAAGATAGATTTGGTTATGCATTTATTTAACATGACTTTCTCAAATGCAAGTATTAAAATTGTAGATGACTACAATGAAGCAATGAGAAATGGTAAGGTAAAATTTGTTACTCTTACACCTGAAGTTAAATGGAAAATGGATTATATCCAGACAAGAAATTGGAATCAAACTGATGCAGATTTTTGGCTTTCTTTTAATATAGGATCATCCTTGCTAAAAGAATATAATGTCAAAGCTTTGGATTATTATACTATGATCAAAGAGAAACAAGATGGTTTAGAAAAAATGACTTTTCAAAAACCTACAACATATGGTTATTTTACAAATGACGGAAGTCTAATTAAAATATACCAACCTCTTAGTAGTAAGCATAAATTCTATAATGTATTAGATTATATGCAAGCTTTTGATCAATTGACCTACACTCAACCATATTTAGTTATATGTTCATCTCTAAAAGATGCAATGTGTTTAAAATCTTTTAATTATAAATTAGAAGTAATAGCACCATCCAGTGAGAACAGTATGATTAAACCTTATGTAATTAATAATTTAAAAAATAAATACAAAAAGGTAATTACATTATTTGATAATGATGACGCAGGAAAGAATGCTATTGATAAGTATGCTAAAGCATATAATATTAATGGTTGTGCTCTTTCTATATGCAAAGACATATCAGATGCTGTAAAAAAATATGGAGTTGAGAAAGTAAATGCAGAGTTAAAGCCTTTGCTTATACAAACCTTAAAAAAATAATATATGAAATGGTTTATACCAGGCAATGTTCCAAGTTCAAAAAATGGACGTAGATGGACAGGAAAGTACTTTATAGCTAGTAAAGCTACTATGACTTATAGAAAAGATACAAAATCTTACTATGAGGATTTTGCCGCACCTTTTAAAAAAGTATTAGCAAAATATGAATTTCCAGTAAAAATTGGTTTTACATTTCACAGAGGGAGCCGTCATAAGTTTGACTATTTAAATCCTGCACAAACAGTGCAAGATGATATGGTTAAAGCAGGGTGGATTGAAGATGATAATGCTGAATTTATGATTCCAGCATTTGAACAATACACATATGACAAAGAAAACCCTGGAGTATGGATAGAAATATTAAAAGAAAATGAATTAAAAAAAGATGAACTCAAAGGACAAAAAAGCGGAACAAAAAATAAAGACAATTCTAAATCTTCTGAAAGCAAAAGACCAAGGAATAAAAGAAATAAAAATTAATTTTTCAGGTAGTGGAGACTCTGGTGATATTGATGATGTGGAATTTAACACATTTAATGGAGGATACATTACACCTAAAGAAATTGATACAGATACTTTTATAGAGTTAGCATGGGAACTTATAGCAGAAAAAGTTGATCCGGTAGGTGATTGGGTTAATAATGAAGGTGGTTATGGTAATATTACTATATACGCTGAAACTGGTAAGTATGACATAGAATATAGTCAAAGAACAACAGAAGATTATGATTGGGGTGACTGTAGCTTATTTATATAATGGCACATCCTAATTTACACGCAAAAAGTTCAGTAAGAAAATGGGGTGGCAAACCTGAAGATTATATTGCAATACATGATTGGTTAGATGAAACTAAATCTTGGGTTGGACATAGTATTCATAGAATGTTCCGTCATCATTCAGAAGGAATTTTTGAAGCAGAAAAGTTATTTGGAAATAGTTTTACTAATACAGATGGTAAAACAGTATATACAAGATATGTTGCAGAACAACATGTAAAAGAAGATTGTAATAATTACATACCTTCAGCTAAAGAATGGTTAACCCATATGAACCGGGAAAAGAAACCAGACTGGATGAGAAAAACACTTAAAATAGAAGATTGACATGGATGTATTAAGCATATCAGAATATCATGAGCTAGTAAAAATGTTACGCAGTTCAAAAGATGATAGAGAAATTGTAATTGAAAATTTAAAAAACTTAGACGTAGATGATATATATAAAATCTTTGTTTTAAAAAGTTCTAATTTAGATCACAGAGCAGATTTATTAAAGCCTCTTGAATTTTTGTTTGATAATGAACCTTTTAAAAGTTTGTATGAAACTGTTGATAGAAAATGGGGTGGTCAAGATATTATTCTTGATTTATCTTGGTCAGCATTACATAAAATTATCAAAGAAAAGTATAATGATAATCAAGATGTAAAAAATCTATTTGAATTGGTATTTAAATCAGAAACAGAGTCTACTATTATTAAAGCATTAAGTTTTGATTTTGTTGACACTGTTAAAACAACTATTAAATGGTAAAAACAGCAGATCAACTTGCTAAAGCAAGTAAAACATTAATACTACAAGAGCCCTTTTACGGGCTCTTTTTAGTTGGCCTTAATAAAGCCATTAGAAAAGACATACCAACGGCTGGCGTTAGCAAGCATGGTATTGGTGTACAGTTAAGCGTTAACCCTGACTTTCTTGATTCTTTATCAGAAGATCATAGAGTAGGATTAGTTAAACATGAAATATTACATATAAGTTTTGGGCATTTAATTATGCGTGATATTTATAATGATAAAAAATTGTTTAACATAGCCGCTGACTTAGAAATAAATCAATATATAGAAACAAAGTACTTACCTACAGGTGGAATAACAATGGATACATTTCCAGAATTAACCTTACCAGCTAGAGCAGGGACTAAAGTTTATTATGATTTATTATCACAAGCAAAAGATGACGGTACATCTCAATCTCTTGACTCAATGTTAAATGATGAAACAGGGGACAGTCCTTATGATGATCACGGAACTTGGGAAGAATTTGATGATTTAAGTGAAGCTGATAAAAAATTAGTTCAAAAGCAAGTTGAGCATCAGTTAAAAGAAGTTGCTGAACAGACAGAAAAAAGACAAGGTAACTTGCCTGGAGAACTGGCTGAGTTGATTGGTAGATTGCGTCATATAGAACCTCCTAAATTTGATTGGAAAAGTTATTTAAGAAGATTTGTAGGAAACTCTTCTATTTCTTATACAAAGAAACTTAGAAGAAAGTATAACAAACGTTATGTAGCAAACCCAGGACTTAAGATTAAGTTTAAGAATCATATACTTGTTGGTGTTGACACATCAGGATCAGTATCTAGTGAGGAGCTAATAGAGTTTATGAGTGAGATATGCCATATGCATAAAACAGGTCATAAAATTACAGTAGCTCAATGTGACACACAATTAAATTCTGTAGAAGAATTCAACCCAAAGAAAGATTGGGCCATAAAAGGTAGAGGTGGCACATCATTTCAACCTGTAATAGATCATTACAATGAGCATGGTAAATACACAGCTCTAATATATTTAACAGATGGTGAAGCATACAATCCAGATAACTGCCCTGCAAATACTTTGTGGGTAATAAGCAGTAGATCAGAAAAGAATGATGACTTACCAGGAAGAGTAATAAAATTAAATTAATAAAAACACAATTATGGCACAAGTAAATTTAAACATTGATGACTTAAAAGGATTTGTAAATCACGTTATTACAAATAACAGATTTTTACAAGAACAAGGAAAACTACCAGTAGCAATAGAAGTAGTAGGAGAATCAGGAATAGGTAAAACATCTACAGTAGTAGAATTAGCAAAAGAAAATAATTTACATTTTGTAAAGCTAAACTTAGCTCAGATAGAAGAGTTAGGTGACTTAGTGGGTTTCCCTGTACGTCAATTTCAGATGTATAAAGAGAAAACAGTTAAGAAAGTAGATGATTTAAACTATACAGCAAAAGCAGGAAATGATTTAGCTAAACTAGGAGCTACTGTTACTAAAAAAGTAGGCCAATGGGTTGATGAGTTAGCAGTAGATGCTTATTTAAAAAA